GACCTGCAGGCCGCGCTCGTCGTATTCGAGGTCTTCCCAGGCGACGGTCACGCCGTGGCTTCGCAGGCACAGCCAGATGAGGGCGTCCCACGCCAACTGCTCGTACGGGCCCCGTTTGACCACGAGCATCCCGTCGTCGCCGATCTTCTTCTGCCCGTCGGCGTCGTACTCGTAGACGTGGGATCCGTTCTCCAGCACGGGCCGGCCCCGCAGCGCCTGCGACCAGTCTTCCCGGTTCGGGTAACCGACGGACTGCAGGAAGATGGAGTCGCGGACTCGCATTCGTAGCAGGTCGAAGTCCAGCCACTCCTCGGTGATGTCGAAGCGTTTGCGGTCCTGTTCGGACAGTTGGATACGCACGGATTTAGCTCCTTGCTATCGTGGGGATTCGCCGCTTGGCGCGGCACGTCAGGCCTCCGACCGCACGATGCTGGCGAGGTCGTCGCGGACCGCGGCGGCCAGCACCGCCCGCACGCTCACGCCACGGGCGCGGGCCAGCGAGACGTACGCCGCCGTCTGTACCTCGCCGTACTGCGCCTTCAGCGCTGCCATGAGGTCGTCCGGTAGCAACAGCCCGAGGTCGTCGGTGCTCACGCCGCCACCTCCCGCGGGTCAGGGTCAAGCCGACGGCCCTGCAACCGCAGCAGCGCCTCCGCGCCGCTGAGGGTGACCGGTGCCGGCGGTTGCAGGGTCGGCCGCGTCCGGCGCACGTACGGCCGGTCCGTGCGCCGGAAGAGCCGGAGCAGCTCCCCCGCCTCGCGCAATTCCTCGACCTCGTCGAACGGCACATCCTTTGCCACGGCCAGCGAGCGCAACGCCACGGAGGTGTCGGCGTAGGCGGGGGCATTCACCGGCGCGACGTCGACCAGAATCGCCTGCACCAGCCTCCGCATCGGGTAGCCCTGCTCCGATAGACCCCACTCGTCGCCACCGCCACTCGGCAGCCGGAACGCGAACGACGAGCCGCGCACGTCGCCGCGCTGCACCAGCTCGACCACGTCCGACCGGTGCTGCGGCGGATCGACATCGTAGTCCAGGCCGACCGCGTCAAGCGCCAGCGTCAGCGTGCCGGCCGCCGTCGTACCCAACAGCATGTTGTCGTCGTGGTTGTAGCGGGCCATCACACCGGGCCAGTCCCGGCCGCGGGAGCCGTTGAACACCACCGGGTCCAGCACCTCCACGAACCCGCCGAGGTCGTGGCTGTACTTCCCGAACTTCGCCGCGTACCCGCCGATGCGGAGTCGGTCGCCGGGGCGACCGCGCAACTCCACCGGCGCCGATGTCCAGCGCCGCTCGCGGCGGTCCGCCGTGTCGGGCCTCACGCGGCCGGATCCCAGCGTCGGCGTTGCAGCTCGACGAGCAGCGCCAGCGGCGCGGACGCCTGCGGCATCTCCACCCGGCGGGCCTCGAGCATCCGGTCCCGCAGCTGCGCCATCGCCCGGACGCCGGAGAGCCGACCCCGCGGCGGCGCCGATGCCATCGCTCGGGTCGCGTTCATGTGCACCCAGCGTCGGCGTTGCATCTCGTCCCGCGGCGGGATGCCCCACGCGGTCGGGAACGGGCTCGTACCGCGGTGCCCGTCGGCGTACTCGACACCGCTCATACCCATGTCCTTTGCCCCTGTAGCTGCAGCCGTTCGGCGTGCTCGGCAGCGCGTAGGCGCAGGTACTCCGCCCAGTCGGCCTCGGTGGACGCCATCCCACCGGCGAGCAGGTCCTGGGCCTCCGCGTCGTCGCATTCGAGGACCTCACCGATCGGCGGCCAGTCGACGCGGGCACCGTCAATCCCTGACCGGGTGCCGGTGATCGCGACGCGCATGACGACTCTCACCGGCCGCCACCGCGGCCGCCGCCCCGACCGCTACCCTTGCCGGCCTTCGTCGCTTTCTTCGGCACGCCCAGGAAGGCGAGCATCGCGGCGGTCGCCGGGTTGCTGTCGCTGCTGAGCCCACCGGGGCCCTGTGTGGTGCTGAAGCTTTCGGTCGTGAGAGCCATGTCGGTCATCTCCTGCTCGCAGGTCTAACGCCGGGTGGCCGGGCTGGACCTGCGAGTACGGCCCGGCCACCACCGCTAGGGCTCAGTATGCGCCAAACTCCTACTAGCTAGATAGGAGTTAGGGCCAGCGGCGCGCCGGTCCTTTCATGGCGGAACGAGGGTGGCCGATGAGAGCAGGGCCGAAGGCGAGCGTGCTGGACGCGCCGCTGGACCTACGCCGGCTGCCCCGGACCGGCGGGGCGCGGGTGATCGCGTTCTGCGAGAAGTTCCTGACCACACCGAAGGGCACCGGCGCACGCCGGCGGCTGCGGCTGCGGGACTGGCAGCGCGACATCGTGTGCGGCCTGTTCGACGACCCTCGGCCACGCCAGGGGTTGGTGGCGATCCCCCGCGGCAACGGCAAGTCCACATTGGCCGCCGCGCTGGGCCTCTACGGCCTCTTCGCCGATGGGGTGGAGGGAGCACAGGTGTTGTGCGTGGCCTCCGACGAGCGGCAGGCCCGGATCGTGTTCAACACCGCCCGCCGGATGGTCGAGCTGGACGAGGCGCTCTCGGCCCGCTGCCAGATCTTCCAGAACCGGCTCTACCTACCGGGCACGGACTCGTCGCTCTACCCGCTGCCGGCCGAGGCCGCCGCGCTGCAGGGGTACGACCCGTCGCTGGCGATCGTCGACGAGCTGCACGTGGTCACCCGGGACACCTGGGAGGCGGTGTCGCTGGCCGCCGGCAAGCGCGAGCGCGGCCTGACGCTGGCCATCTCGACGCCGGCCGGGGACACGGACAGCGTGATGTGGGAGCTCGTCGAGCACGGTCGCCGCGGTGCCGAGTCGTTCTACTTCGCCGAGTTCGCCGCGCCGCCCGGCTGCGAGCTGGACGACGAACGGGCGTGGCACATGGGCAATCCGGCGCTGGGCGACTTCCTGCACGTCGACGCGATGCGGGCGGTCCTGCGCACCACCCGGGAATCCTCGTTCCGCCGCTACCGCCTCGGCCAATGGGTCGCCGACGAAGAGCGGTGGATGCCGCTCGGCGTGTGGGAGTCCTGTGTGGAGCCGGGACCGATTCCGGATGGCGCACCGGTGGTGCTCGGGTTGGACGGGTCGTTCTCGCAGGACTGCACCGCGGTGGTGGCGGTCTCGGTCGGCGACGTGCCGCACGTCGACGTCGCGGAGTTGTGGGAGCCGCCGGAGGGCCGGCCCGACTACCGCGTCCCGGTCGTCGACGTCGAGGACGCGATCCGGTCGGCATGCCGCCGCTGGCAGGTCCGGGAGATCGCCTGCGACCCGTTCCGGTGGACCCGTACCATGCAGGCGCTGCAGGCCGAAGGCCTACCGGTCGTCGAGTATCCACAGTCGCCGTCGCGGATGACCCCGGCGACGCAGGCGTTTTTCGAGGCCGCGCTCAACGGCGGCTTGACCCACTCCGGCGACGCCCGGCTGGCCCGGCACGTGGGCAACGCGGTGCTCAAGGCCGATTCGCGCGGCACCCGGCTAGCCAAGGAGCACAAACATTCGCGGCGGAGAATCGACACGGCGGTCGCCGCGGTGATGGCCTTCGACCGGGCCCGGCAGCCCGAGGAGGAGGAGTACGACGTGCTGCAGAGCGTGTGGTGACTCGAAGTCATCGTCAGCCGCCGATGTCCGGTGACATGTTCTACTGTGGACGGTACTGTCCACAGTAGAATAGGACATTTCCCTGTGACTACTCTATGTAATCAGAGTGAAGATCAAAGAGTGGTAATTTGGTAGTTACCCCCTTCTTGATCTTGGGCTGTCACGGTGAGTAACTGAGAGTCGGCCGAGGGAAGTGGGTCGCGTCAGGTCATGATCAAAGAAACCGGGCCTTACGAGCCTCTGACCTGCGGTTATGCAATCCCCGCCCTCCCACCACGGGTTAGCGCGCGAGCCCGCGGGGCTGGCGACTACTGTGGGTGGCTGCCACTCCTCGATCAACCTGTGCCAGCGCCTCAGTCGCTCTGCGTGAGCGCGGCGGATGGATCAACGCTCAACGTAACGATCTCCGCCTGGGCCTCTTCGTACACACGTACGCACCGTCTATGCCTTCCGCCGCGTCCGCCCGCCACGCGACGAGTTGCACCACCCGCAACTCGCGACGAGGTTGGCCGGGTCGAGCCGCGGACCACCCCGGGCGAGCGCGACCACGTGGTCGACAGTGCGCGCCGCGCCTCCACACCAGTGGCAGGTCCACCGGTCGCGCTGCAGCACCACCAGGCGCACCCGCTCCCACGCGCTGTCGTAGCCCCGCCGGGTGGTGCTCGGGCGCTGGGCGTCCACCCGGGCGTTGCGGGCCCGGTCGTGGGCGGCCTGGTGGGTTGGGCAGCGGGAGCCCTCGGCCAGCACGCCACAGGTCAGGCAGGGACGGGGGAAGCCGAATGTCACTGGCCTGCCTCGTCCTCGGCCATCCTCTGCAGCGCGAACTTGAGGAACAGGGCGAGCTTGCGCTCGCTGCCGTAGGCCCTGATGCCCCACTGCGTGGCCACTCCCACGAGCGCACCGATCAGCTCCATTGTGGGCACGTCCGCGATCAGCTCGTTGACGCCTTCCTCGTCGCCGCGCAGCAGTCCGGCGATCAGCGCCAGGGCGATGGTGACGTTGTCGGGTACCTTCACGTCCCCCTCCTGGGTGCCCAGCGTCCGGTCTGCATCGGTGGCGCCAACGGACATCCGGCCCGGTGCTCGACGGCGAGCGTGACCGCGGTGCGGAACCTGCGCCTGTCGCGTCTGTTCAATCCGACCGCCTCGGTCGGGTCACGGGACCAGCACCCGCATCCGGACGGCCCGGATCATCCGGTGCCGCTCGTCGGTGCTCAACTGGTCCAGGTCGCTGATCCGCCTGCCGGTCAGCCGCGACGCGATGGTGTACCGGTCGCGGTAGAGCCCGGTTCGGTGTAGCTCGGCGACGAGGACGGTGAGCAGGTACTCGGTCATCAGGGCTCCTCCAGGTAGAGGTTCCACAACAGCTCCTCCGAGTGGGACAGAGATGTACGAGGGGGCGGGTAGGAGTGCCCGTGATGGTCGTCATCGTTGGCCTCCACTCCGTGGGGGTTGGGGGATGGTTGGTACATCTGAGTCCTACTTTCGGGCCAGTGCTCGCGTAGCCATGTCGTCGCCATCCACAGGTCCGGGGAGTTGGTGCCGGCGCCGGTCTTCGACCGCTCGGCCACCTTCAGCAGAGACAGGTCTTCCAGGTGCCGGGAGGCGGTCTTCGTCACCATGCCGACCGCGGCCGCGATGGTCGCGGTACGCACAGGCTCGCCGTGGCGCAGTAGTTCGCGGATCAGCGTGGTCCGCACGGCGGGAGCGCAGTCGATAGCAACCCGGGCAAGTACGGACCACGCGGTGCCCTCGTCGCAGCCGATGGCGACCAGGCCACCGAACAGCCGGGCGTACGCCTTCACCAGCCGCCCGGGGCCCTCGATCTGGGGCAGGTACAGAACCTCTTGCGTGTAGCCGTCACGTTCGACGCCGGTGCGCGTCCGGGCGGTGTAGACAGCCAGCGCCCCAAGCTGGTCGGCCTGCTCGTCTGTCCACTCGCGGTTGACCCGGCCGCGGTCGGCGTGTTCGACGAGTCCGGCAAGGGCTTCGCGCAGCTCTCTGCGCATCCGCTGCTCGTGCTCGCCGTGGCGCAGGGCGGCGCGGTAGGCGGCCTCAGCGTTGACGTCGGGCATGCGCAGCATGAGGAACCGGTCGCCGAGCGCGGAGATGACCGCGCCGTACCGGTCGATGGCAGGGGTGACTCCGCCAACTAGGCCAGCTTTGCCGGTCCAGGTGAGCATCCGGCCGCCGTCGGACCCGACCGCGCGGTCCCATCTGCCGTCGTACACCTCGCGTAGTGCGGCGAGCGCTTCGGCCCGGGTGTCGCGGTTCTGCGCGAGCACCGACGTGAAGTCCTTCGCCAGGATCACCCCGAAGTCCCCGATCTGGCGCAGTAGGCCACCGGTGGCGTCCTTGGCGCGGTCGCGTTTGCTGGTGCCGGACAGCAGGCTCGACGCGGTGAGCGTGGACGCGGACCGCACCCACGGCAGCCGTCCGGCGGCCGACAGCAGCTCTGTCTTGCCGGTTGAGGGTGCGCAGACCAGCAGCAGCCACACGGGGTCGCCGGGTGCCCGGTTGGCGACCAGCGCGGCGGCGAGCGCGTACAGCGGCGCCGGGTCGTCGAGGTAGAGCCACCGGCGGAACACGGTCACCGTGTCGTCCAGGGTGGACGGTGCCGCCGGTGGGGCCGCGGGGGTGAGCTGTTCCTGGATGTCGACCGGTGCGGCCGGCCGGTCTCGAGCATCACGGACCAGGTCCTCGACAGCCCCGCCGTCGGCGAGGTAGTCGTCGAGTCCGACCTTGTCGCCGTCACCGGCGGGCAGGTACACGTACGCCACGGTGGCGCCTCGGCGGGTCAGGAACCCGCCGAGGCGGACCAGCGCGTCATGCACCTGCCGCTTGGTCATCACGTCGGAGTCGAAGCACAGGAACACCTTTCGGCCTTTGAGCGCGACCGATTCCCAGAACGCGAGCACGGTTGCGCCGCCGGTGTCGTTGGTGCCGCGCCAGTTCCATACGCCGAGCAGCCCGAGGCAGCACAGCCCGGCCGACACGGCTGCGTCGGCCTTGCGGACGCCCTCGGTGACCCACAGCGGAACCGCCGGATCCCCCAGCTGTCCACGTGCGCCGGGCGGCACGTCCACGGCCATCCTCGTCCCGTTGGGCGTCTCGTACTTCACGGTGTTCCCGGCCTGCGTGGTCCGTGGGCTGTCCGGCCGGTACTGGTGCAGCGCGACCGCTCCGGTCTCGTCGTAGACCGGCACGAGCAGACCGGGCACCCGCTGCTGGTAGCCGGCGAAGCCCAACTCGGCCAACCGCTTCTTGACGTCGACGGTGACGTACCCGCGGGCCTCGGCGACCTCGGGCGAGATCGCCGAGTCGGCAAGCATCTGCGCGTGCCGGTCGAACAGCCGCGCGCCATAGCCGCTCACCGGCGCCGCCGGTGCATCGGGAAGGGGATCACCTTTGCCAGCACGGCGTCTGGCTCCGGCGGGGGAGGCTCCGCCCACGGATCCGCCCACGGACTGGCGTCCCGCGAGTCGGCGGCCGCGTCATCGTTGTGCGGGCAGCCGCGGGCGCGGCACCAGCCGGGCGGCTCGCCGTGGTCGCACGTGTAGTCGTGGCCGTAGGGGATCACGGCGCACCGTCCGGTGTGGACTCCGTGGGGAATTCCCCGGCAGACGTGGGGAGTTCCCCACGCTCCCGCCGGAGGACGCCCACGGTCTTGTGATCGCAGCCGGCCAACTCGGCGATGCGCCGATCCGACGCGTCAGGGTTGGCCTCGATCGCGCGCAGGATCCGGCGACGCTTGCGGTCCGCCGTAGTCAACGGGGTGAGCAGTTCACCGGCCACGCCTTCCGGCGGTTGCCAGCCCTTCACCCCGAGGTCCTGCAGCCCGAGCGCCGGGATGAGCTGGTCGGCGGTCGGCAGGGCGGCCACGAGGTCCCGGGCCTCGTCGGTCTCCAGTCCGCCGACCACCAGCGCGGTCTCCACGTCCAGCGCCTTGGCGTCGATCAGGGTCTTCGCCTGTTTGGTCAGCGCGGCCAGCTTCGTCTGAGCGACCTTGCGCAGCTCCGCCCGCCGCTTCGGGTCGCCGAACGACCGGGATCGGGACATCCAGTAGGTGTTCAGGGTCGGCGCCTGCGAGGCGGGAATCCCAAGGTCGGCGCACCGGGCGACGATCAGCTCGTTCGCCTTCCTCGCCGCCTCCTCGGCGATGACGATGGCCTCGGCCCACAACTCGTCGCGCCGGGAGTACTCCGCGGCGACCTGGTCCTCTACCTCGGCGAGGAGGATCCGCTCGCGCGTCTCGGTTTCTTGCTTCGCCTGCCGCGCCCGCAGCCTCACCAGCCGGATGAGGTTGTCGCGGTCGGCCTTCGTCATGCGCTCGCGCTCGGTCATCCGGCACCACCCGGAGTGGAGAGCCGGTGTCGCCACACGCCACTGAAGCTGTCGTACCAGGCCCAGACCGGCCGGTCACCATCCAGCTCGGCCATGTCGTGGTTGTCCAGGTCGACGATCGCGAGCTCGGGATCCGGGATCCGGTCGTCGACGTTGCGGGCGAGCATGATGTCGAAGGCGGCCTCGTCGACCTGGTCCCGGGCCTCGGCGAGGTCGTCGAAGGCGTACTTCGTCAGGATGCGCCCGGTGTCGAGGCGGATCGGTGCGTACCGCATCTCACTCATGCGGCACCTCGGGCGTGTCCACGCCGACGCCGTCAATGAGCGCCTTCGTGATGGCGCGCATCTGCTCGTCGGAGAGGCTGCTGTTCTCCTTCACCTCAAACCCGAGGCGCTCCGAGGAGTACTTGCGTCGAGCTTCGGATGTCGCGTAGCCGCGCTTCCGGAACTCGATCATCAGCGTCTGCAGGACCGGGTTCTGCGGCGCCTTCCCGTCCGCGGTCTCGGTGCTCCGGCGCCGGGGAGCGGCTGGTCGCCGCCGCGGCTCGGACTCCTCGACCGCCGGGGGTTCCTTGCGCCACAGGTCCAGCGCCACACCGAAGCGCATCGCGCCGTTCCGGATGGCGTCGCCGATGGCTTCCTTCACCGCGTCGCCGCCGCGCTTGCCCGCGGCGTCGCCGTACCCGAGGCGGGTCACCCCGCCCACGGTCAGCAGGATCCACATACCGCCGTTCTCGTCGATCGCCGGCAGGCCGCGCGGGTCGAGCGCCAGCGGCGTCCACGTCCACGCCGGGTCGGCCTCGAGGAGGCGGTCGGTCACGTCGGCGTGCCCGACGTAGTCCAGGTGCAGGTGTGCACCGGTGATCCAGTTGCCGCACTCGTCGCACCGGGTCTTGCTGTGCTGCTCGCAGACTCGCGTACGGGCGTCGCGGCAGGCGGCACAGGTGACCCGTGGGAGCTTGCCGACCTTCTCCGGCGGGAACGGTGCCCGCAGGATCGCGGCTACGTTCACGGCGTTCTCGGTGGCCTGCGGTACTCTCGCGGTGGTGATGTCGGGACCGGCCTCGTGGTGGGGGCCGGTTCTTTCGTCTGTTGGGTCCATCGGGTGGCCTTCCTCGGCCGCCCGGAGGAAGTGACCATGGACGCGTGTCGATTAACGTCGGGTCACCGTCCGGCTACGGCCGGTAGGTGGGCCCGGGTGGGCGGCAGAGCCTGCAAGCGTTGACCGCCCACCCGGGAGTCCGGAGTGGGCGGCCTAGTCGGGCGCGATCAGATCCTCGAGCGAGAGCCGGCGACGTGCCAGCGCGAGACGGACGATGCGTGCGGCGCGTTGCAGCTTGGCCGGATCATCGATGGCCCGTTCCGCGGCGTACTGCTTGACCGCCTCGACGGCGGGCGCGGTGTTGGTGCGCTGCTCGCCGCGGGCACCGATGTGAGTGGACACGGAACGCTCCCGTCAGGGAGCCGGTATACAGATCTGTATACCGGCTGACCGTGACAGAAGCTTGGCCTTACCGGACCACCTGGGGTCCACGCGCATCGCGCCGTGCGGGGGTTTTGGTTCCGCCCGCGGCATGCCGTCCGGCTACCTGCTGACGCTTCCGGTTGTCTGGTCAGGTTTGCGAAATCGCAAACCGGCCAAGGCCCTCCGCGCCCCGATCCCCGCCTGGAGGACCGCTGGCGTTACGGTAACACGACTTGAGTCACCGCGTGCGCCAGGCGATGTCGACCCGGTTCGTGTCGAAGCCTTTCGTCCCAGGCTTGGCCCGCTTCACGATGACCCGCTCGACGAACAAGGACACGATCTCCCGCCGTTCGTCGAGGTTCATTGCCTCCCATCCGGCCCGGATCAGCGTGGGATCCACATGCGACACGGCCGCGGGGATGCCGGCGAGGGTCTGTCGCAACTGCTGCTCGTGCTCGGCCAGCGCCCGCCGGGCGGTCTGCCACTCCGCCGCCGTCAGGTCCTGCGCGGCCCACATCGCTGCAAGGTCGTTGCGCTGGTCGTCGATGCCGCGCAGCTCGCGCACGATGCGGTCGCGCTGGTCGGCGTGGTCGTCGGCGGCGAGCGCGGCCAGAAAATCTGGCTTGTCCAACTCGTCGAGCAGCAGGTCGACGACGTGCTGCTCGAGCTGCTCGCCCATGATGCCGACGCACGCCCGGCCGCCGGCCTTCGGGTGGCACAGGTAGTACGGCACGGTCCGGCGGCCGCCCTTGAGTTGCTTCATCGACGCGACCAGCGGCGCACCGCACACACCGCATACGGCCAGTCCGCCGGTGAGCAGGTAGCGGCGGCCCGCCCACCGGCTCGCCCCGGACACCGGGTAGGCGGTGCCGTCGGTACAGGCCACCACACGCGGCGCGGCGAGCCTGTTCCGCACCGCGTGCCAGGTCTGCTCGTCGAGGATCGGTTCCCACACGCCCTTGCCGACGATGCGGCCCTGATGGACCCGCAGTCCGGCAACGGTCGGGTTGGTGAGCATCTTCCGGACCGTCCAGCCGGCGATCCTGCCGCCGTGGGCGCCGCGCAGACCTTGGCCATCCAGAACGGCGGCGACCCGGGCCAGCGACCAGCCGGCGAGCACCTTCTCCGCGGCGTCGCGGATCACGGCGGCCTGCTCGTCCACAATGGCGAGAGTCTTCTTGCCTTGCTCGTCCAGGGTGTGGCGGTAGCCGTACGGGCGCGCCCCGGCCGGGCGGCCCTCGGCCGCGATCTCGGCCAGCCGGTCGTTCACCCGGCGCCGCAACTTGCGCACCTCTCCGGCCGCCAGCACTGCCTTGATACCCGCAACCTCGTCCCGCACCCGCACGGTGCCGTCGCGGTTGGTGTGCAACTCGGTGATGCCGGCGGCGTCCAGCTCGGCGGCGAGCGCGAACCACTCGACCTCGCGGCGCTCAAGTCGGGTCTGTTCGACGACCCACAGCCGGGCGACGTCGCCCTGGACGATGGCGGCCCGCAGCTGTTCGTAGGCGGGACGGTGGTCACCGTTGGCAGCCGATATGCCGGCGTCGGCGAACACGCGGACGGGCAGGTCGGGCCAGGCCGAGGCGGCGTAGTCGCGGCCCCACTTCTCCTGTAGGTCGACGCCCTCGTACGAGCCGTCGGGGCGGGGCGAGAGTCGGCAGTAGATCGCGGCGTACCGGGTCATGCCCTGAGAATGACAGTGGTTGCGTCTTGACGCAAGCTAGAGTCGGGTGCATTGTGGGAATGCACCACCAAGTATCAGACGGGGCCGGCGGGTGTTACCAGCACCCGGGACCCGGCCCCTACCGAGAAACGAGGTCTCGGCTATGACCAGAATCCCATCCCTGACCCGGATCACCTCCACCCTCGGCGCCGGAGCGGTCGCCGGCATCGCGGCCTGGTCGTCGTGGTCCCACCAGGTCCACGTCGCGACCATGGTCGGCGAGCGTGCCGAGGTGGCGTACTTCCTGCCGCTGTCCGTCGACGGCCTGCTCGTCGTCGCCTCCGCCGCGATGGTCGACGACAAGCGATCCGGCCGTACGCCGCGCTGGTCCGCCCGGATCGCCTTCGCGGTCGGCGTGCTCGCCACCGTCGGCGCCAACGTCGCCAGCGCCCAGCCGACCTGGGGCGCCCGGCTCGTCGCGGCGTGGCCCGCCGTGGCGCTGCTGCTGGTCGTCGAGTTGCTGTCCCGGCGCGGGAAGGCCACCGCTGGGCTGCGCGACAGTCTCGCGCAATCGGGCGAAAAGCGGCC